ATAAAAAATTAAATGGCGTCTCGATAATTTTTGCTTTTGCTTCTTTTTGTTCTTCTGATAATGTAACTGAAAATTTAATATCAGATTTAGGCGGAGTTTTCTCCTTGTTTGTTATAGCCATAAATAACCTTGTTTAAATTGTTAATTTAATTTTGTAAGCGTCGTATATTGTAACGTCATATCCAATAGTTCTTCAATGCTGCCTAAACTTGCTTGTCGTATTGCTTCATATGTTTCTTTTGGTGGATATGGTGTCATAACCTTGATTTTAATAAGTTCTTTATCTGGTCCTAAATCTTTTTCAATATGTACCATTAAAACTAAACGTATTGCTCTAATACGATCTAACACGTCAATGAGACGACCATTGTATCGAATATTTGCGTGCATATCATAAACTATGTGTGGTGCTGCCATAATATTTCTTTTAATCTAATTTTGAATCAATCCAATTTTCTAAATTTCTTACTTGATCTGCTGTGGAAGCTGCGCCTCTAACAACAATTTGATATACTTTTCCATTAAATGGTAAACTGCTACCACTTCGAGCTCCAATATATAAAGGTAAATTTCCAAAACTACCGGTTCCGGCGTCTGTGCCTGTCCATGTAATACTAGATCCTGATAATTGAATTCGATTTAATCTCGGAATCAATTCTAATTCTTTAGTTGCTTGAGATATATCAAACAACCCAATAATAATGTCATCGCCGTCTACAACATTATCTACGCGTGCCGCAAGTGTAGCTGATCCACGTATATACAAACTATGATCTGCAGTTGAACTAGGAGCTCCAAATAAGAATGATCCATTAACTGAATTAACATCGGTTCCTAATTCTAGTGCGGCTGCGGCTGATGCAGATCCTACTACATGTATTCCAAGTCCTACTGTCATTGTGCTAGTTGCAGTAAAGTTAATTGATGGTGTTGCTAAGAAGTCATTTACTCCGTCGAAAGTAACATTGTAATTTCCTTCATTATCTCGTTGATATGTAGGACGTAAATTGGTATTTATTTGAGTTGCATGATTTCCATTGCCTGATTTATCTAACCATTTACCTATAGGCTGTCCAACTGCTGTTACAGGTGTAGTACCTGCTGCGTCTTGAAACAATGTTGACATATCATTTGCATCAAACCATGCTCCTTTTTCAGCATTAGCAAAATACAATGATGGCTGTATTAACCCGCCGACCGCATTAGCAGCTGCTACTCGAGAAGTAAGTTCAGCACGAAGAATTTCCTGATGTTGAATCCAACGTCGTTTATTTGCTTCTTGCAAACTACGATTAGGTTTTTTTGTTTCTTCTGCTAACTTTTCGCGGTCTACTAAATTCTTAATAAGATCTGCGCGTCTAATAAAATTTCCATATTCACTCATACAATTATAAATATCTAAACAGTAAGAAAGGGTGACCGAAGCCACCCTCTCTTATTTACCTTAACTATTTAAATCGTTAAATGATTATCGATTAAAGAGTGTTAAGACCGTGTACGTATACTTTTCCGTAGAATTCTGGACGAACTACTTTCTTCGCGTAACGTGTCATAACACCTTTACGTGGAGTGAAGTTAACCGGATCATATACTAATGGAGTCATGATAAGTGGAATATAAGGGCTAAATACAGCTCCTGTTTCCAAGAATTGTGCTCCTCTGAATCCCATAAGGATGATATTCTCTTTCATGTATGGGTTTTTGTAAACAGTGTAACGGTTATTGATTGAACCAATTTTTTGTACACCTGCTGCAAATTCCATTTTAGTACCATCTGTGTCAGCTGC